ATGTGATGATGACCACTGATTAGAATTGCTGATCTCAATCAAACCCCAATAACAATTATTATGATTACGACTTTTCGCACCGCGCGCGGCAACGATTCCGAAAGGAACGACCGTAAGACCCCTGGTAGCATAGGAGGCCCAATCGGGATCTCCCAGATGCCTGGGGGTGCCCCAAATCATCTAAATGTTATTGAAGCCCGATGTGGGAACGTTTGGTCACGTGAACACATCGCCATAGTTTGGCGCGAAACAAAATCAGGAGTCGCGCACCTGTTAGAATTGATAAGCACTATAATGCTATCCTTTATGCTATTCTTCTCTTATTCTCTGGGCAACATCTTAAACCAAAGAGGCAAGACGGCGTTGTTAATCGCAACGTTCATCTTGTATGCCCTGATGATAAATATCAAACAAATTCCAACCGCCCTCTCAACCCTTCCACTAACGATCGTATTCGTAATTTGGTTGACGAGGGAATTCATAGACGCCATCAGCAAGTCTGAAATATACGGACGAGGCATGAGACACAGTATGAGACGTGCTGTGTCAGACAGGCTGAGAGCGTTAGCAAAGTACCATTCCACGATAATTCACGACGATTACGACGAGAAGTCAGAAACAGTCGCGAAGTCAGACGTGCTAATCGACATTGAAACACCGACGCAGACTTACGGTAACTATGTCGAGGATGACGAAAACATTGACCTGTACAGGTTGCTGTCCAGTCACATCCGCTCAGTACGCCTTATACCCACTCAACTCACGACCGTTGCTCAGAAGGAGACACTACAGAGCCCTGGACATACGGTCACGTTGAGCGGCAATATATGTACTTCCTTCCGCGGTCGAACGCGCGAATACAAATTGTGGGATTATAGCAATGATGTCATCACTGTAAGAAACTTCGTCAGCACGTACGTATACGCTGTACGCCGATACGATGGTTTTGTGCAGTTCGAACCACTGCGCAGTTACAACATGTTTGGGACACTGTTTTTGTACCTCGCGATGGAAGACACAGGCTATCAAGAGTTGCAGCCTCTAAAACTGCTATACGGTGACGAGTCAGAACCATACGCCCTCCTCAAAACTTGCACCACCCGCGTCAACGTCTCCATAGGGTTACCCAACCGCTACTTTCAATTCAGCCTTGACGAGGCTCAGTTCGAATCTTTAAAATCATTGTCGGTAGCAGACAAACAAACTCGTAGCGTCAACACGTACAGCAAAATTTACGACGAGTTGACGAACACCACGAGCGATTACGGCACCATAATCATGCTGTATGATGTTTGTAAACGGATGGGTCCGCACAACAAAATACCCAAAGTAATCCACTACAGCGCGTTAGTAGATAACGTAAAAATTATAACGGAAGCGAAAGAAATGGTCCGTGACAACGGCCATTTAGCTCCGGTACAAGGCACCTTTTCTGTCAACAGTACACTCAGCAACACTTCTAGCGCTGCTAGAAGATGCGTGTTACCTAACGCAGCTGCTGAGGAAAAAGTGTATAACCTAACTACCGAAGAGCGGCTTGCTTATATTGAACACGCGAAACAATTCACCTCTCTGTTATTAGCGTACGACTTGAGAGAACGAGAGCCTGCAGATATCCGCGCAGCACGTCTTAACCCCGGTCCTGGCGGCAAAGTTCGCCACAAGTGCAAAAAGAAATACCGACCGGCGAAAAGGAAAAAGATCGAAAAGTTACATCCTTCCGAAGAAAAAGACGTGGAACAGTTCTACAAGACGTCACGACATAAGACAGAGCTTGCGAAAGCTAAAGCCAACTTTGTTGACTTACAAAATTTGAAAACGACTGGAGCATTCACAAAAGCCGAATCCGCGACGAAAGATTCGCGGAACATAATACCAGCCCAAGCCAATTTCAAGTTTGCTTTCACAAGATACACACATTCATTTACTACCCTCCTCAAGAAACAACGATTCTATGCGTTTGGGAGATCTTTGAAGTCAATTGCTGAAGAGGTCGCATCCATCGGCAAATCCGCCACAACCAGTATGGTTGAGACGGATTACAGCAGATGGGACGCGACCGTCAATTCCATGCTCAAAGTTCTTGAATACACCATGTTCCGAGAAGCGTTCGCGGAGAAATACCACGACGAACTGGACATGTTGTACGTGCATTCGTTCGGACTGACTATCAAATCCGACGATATCACGTTTGACACCAATTGCTGTGTCGCATCAGGATACCCTCAAACCAGTTGTTCGAAC